GAAAAAGTGTACTGGTTTTATGGATAAACAAACTAGATTCGATTTTTGGTTATTATTCGCAAAGGAAACTTTGGATGATAGTTTTTTTCATATACCATTAGATCAAAGTAAATTTGATTGGAATATATCTAATAGTATGATAGTAGAAGTAGTTCGTTTTATGAAGACATTAGCTTATCAGTGTGGTATGGATTTGAAGGAATGTAATATGGTGTTCAATCTAATAGAAATTGGTATAAAAAATGGCTATTTTTACGATATTGATGGTAAATTACACAAAATAACAAAAGGTGTTATGTCCGGCTATAAATGGACCTTACTTATAGATAGTTTAGTAAATTTTGGACAGTTACATGTTGCTTCTTGGATATTGAAATATTTCGATTTTTTAGTTCCTGAATCTGTTATAGTTCAAGGTGATGATGATAAGTTAAAAATGCTAGAACCGATTGGTATATATATCTTAGTTCAATGTTACAAGATGATGGGATTCGATATTCATGAAAAGAAGTTTTTTATAAAGAAGAAGGTTAACGAATTTTTGCGTAAAATCTCTGTTAATGGTAAAGTATCAGCATATCCAGGAAGAGCAATAATATCAATTTTAGAAGCTGATCCGACAACTACAGATAAAAGGAATAAATTAGTGAAAATTAATGAAATTATGAGTATATGGTATACATATATTTCAAGATTATCATTGGATAACTTATATATTTATAAAGATATAATCACAAAACAAGTAAACCGTGTAATTCCTGGAGTATCTGAATTAATTTGGAAACCAAAAGTACTAGGAGGATTTGGTTATTTACCATATGATGCTTTATATGTTACTTGTTCTTTGGAAGAAAAGAAAATTAAGATTCATAATCTTCAAAGTGATACAATGCCAGGTTTAGCATATGAAAATAGAAGAATATATGATTTATTTAAAATACAAGTATTTGATCGAAAGAAAGCGTATAATATATTACGACAGACAGATGTCAGATTTGAAGATGATATAAACTTCGTTATTGAACAAAGAAAACGAAAGGAAATGAGAGCTTTAAATTTAAATCCTCCATCGTTAGATGAGATACTTCTATATAAATCAAAATCATATATCAAATTACGAGATAATTCATTACGTAATTTATTTAATTTCGACGCTTTGGTTCGTGAACTAATAAATCAAGATAGATTGGAAGAGATGTTCTTGGATACTGCTTATATAAAAACTAAATTTAGTAGAAAGTTACAAGAAGCAATTATTACTAGAAGAATAAAGACAAAGAGACCAAAATCATTAATGATTGAGCCATTCGTTTACGGTTATATATCAAATAAATACGAAAGATGGGGAATGGACAAATTATGTCAATATTTTAATTTTGTAACTTTGGAAAAATACGAAAGATGGCAGTATTGGTTGGAATTAAACTTAGAAAGTATAATTCTATCATGGTTTGAAAAAAATCAAATAAGTATTAGGGAGTAATTTTATAAATAATATTATAACCTATACTTATTTACTTATAGATTATTTTTCATATTTGTTATTTTTTTATATACATTTATTGGATTAGTAGTACATTATAATTATTTGGAAGAAAAAGAG